AATACTAATGATTACTATATCTGGAAATATTTTAAGTCCTGGATGGATTTTATAGTACCACCATCCGATGATATAAATGAATTAAAACTTAATTATAAGAATAATTACTCTACTGATATACAAATACAACAGATGGCTTCAGGGGATTTTATACCATCATATTCTATATCATTAAAAAATGCATACCCTATAGCTATAGATGCAGTAGAATTATCTAATACATCAGCTGATTATGTAAGATGTACAGTATCTATGGCATATGATAATTGGGAAGAACAAGACTTATTAGATGCAGCATTAGGAACAGCCACTAATCTAATAGGAAATATATTTTAATAAGTGAATAACGTAAGGTGAATTGAAATGGCATTACCACAAATAGCAGTACCTAAATATAATTTAACAATACCCTCAACTCAAGTTGAAATACAATATAGACCTTATCTAGTAGGTGAAGAAAAGATATTATTAATAGCATCTGAATCCGAAGACGAGATTGTTATGATGAAGGCCGTTGGGGATATAATATCGCGATGTGTAACAGAAGATGTTAAACCTAAGAAGTTAAAAACGTTTGATATTGAATATATATTCACACAATTAAAGGCTAAATCAGCTGGTGAATCGTCTGAAGTTATTATGAAATGTGAGAAATGTGAAGAACCTAATACCATAAAACTTGATATAGAAAATCATGTTGAAATAGAGAATCTTAATAACTCTAAAGACTCATTTAAGGTAGAGCTTACGGACTCCGTTGGTGTGGTAATGAAATACTTATCAATGGAAGATTCATTTGAAGATACTAATAATACTGATATATCAGATACAGATAGAGTATTTAATAAACTTATCAAATGTATAGATTATGTGTATGAAGGTGATACTATACATGATATATCAGGTGAATCAGCGGATTCAATGTTAAAGTTTGTTGAATCGTTAAATTCAGCACAATTTAAACTATTAACAGATTTTATAGAAAATATGCCACAGGTAGTACTTAATACAAAGTTTAAGTGTAAAGAATGTAAAAAGTTAAATAAAGTTACTTTGAAAGGTATCGAAAATTTTTTCTAATAGCCCTTTCTCATACTAGTTTAGTGAATTATTATAAAACTAATTTTTCAATGACTAGACACTATCAATATTCTATTATGGAACTAGAGAATATGATACCTTGGGAAAGGGAAGTATATGTAGCATTACTATTAGAAAGTATAGAAGAAGAAAACGAAAGATTAAACGCACAATAATGCAATGCTAAAGGATATATCAATATGGCTCAATTAGGTACTAACAACCTATCAGACTTAACTGGTTTTTTTAATGGTTTTAATAAAGATACAGCTGTACAAAAAGAACTATCTGAACAGACTAATGAAAAACTAGTTGGTATAGGGAAGTCGTTTAAGGCTGATGCTAAACTCCAGAAAAAATTAGTTAAATGGTCTAAAATTGATATGGGTATGGATGTTGCCGCCTTTGTTCAAGATAGTAAATCGAAAGAATTATTGGAGGCAAAAAGAACATCAGATATTGATGACGCCAAAATGGATGCTAAGGTTGAAGAGCATGGTTCTATTAACAATGATCTTCTAGCACGTATTGAAATAGTACTTGTGACACGTCTTGATCGTATTCTAGATGGTATAAAATTAATGCTACCAGTCGGTATGGATAAAGGACGTTTTAAGGGTTCTAAATTCGGCCCTAAGGACTTCGGAGAAGCTGTAAAGAAATCACAAGATATCAGTAATAGCTTTCTTAAAGACTCTATTGATGACCTACGGTTCGAACGTTATACTAGAAAAAATCAAAGGGAAAAAGAGGAAATTGCTTCTCTAAGAAGACAAGGTAAAACGAAGGAAGCAAATGAAAGAGAGAAAAAACGTAAAGAAAAGGAATTGCGACTTGAAGGTTTTAATCCTGATGGGTCTTTATTGAGGAAGGAACCGAGAGGGTATCATTTTTGGAAAGATGCTAACCAGGACCGTAAGGATGTAGGTCCGACTGAATATCGTGGTAATTTAACTGGTAAAATGAGTACAAGTTCTAGTAAAATGAGTACAAGTTCTAGTTCTAGTTCTAGTTCTAGTTCTAGTAAAATGAGTAAAATGAGTAAAATGGGCATTGTCCGTCAGGGCGTTAATTCCATGGGATTAAAGCTACTGAATTTTACGAAATCGATTGGTAAACTATTTTTAAAGACAGGTTTGTTCGGAATATTGGTTTATTCTATAATGCCATTGTTTAAGAGTTTAAATTCAGAGGAAACAAAGAAAAAATTGAAAAGTCTTAAAACTTCCTTAGAAGATTTATGGATTAAAGTTGAACCTATTGTGACTTTCTTGGATAGGATGTTCACAGATATAGGTAAAACTGTAGGTGGATGGCTAGGTAAATCAATAATGACAATAATGGACACTTTCGTAGATATCTTTGATGGATTAGGTATGCTTTTTGAGGGTGATATTGTAGGGGCGTTTAAAACAATATTCTTTGGTAAGGATGGTAAAGGTGGTATTATCAATATGGTAAATGATATTATTCTTGATGCCGTTGAATCTGTTTGGACTCTCATTAAAAAGTGGGTAGAAGAATTTGATGTAGGGAGCGAGATAAGCAGAATGTTGATAGCATTAAAACCTGATCCTGGATCATTTTGGCCGTGGGGTGAAGATGAGAAACAAACCCCAAAAAAGAGTCCGTTACCAGCTCCACGTGAGCAATCTGCAGTAGAATTGGAAAGTAAAAGGCAACTAGCTGCTGTAATAGCTGCAAAGAATGCACAGATGAAAATAGATAATGCAGCTGCGGGATACAATGAGCTTAATTATAATAAGCAGGGTGACGTATACAATACGTTAGTACCACCTTCCCAACCTAGATTCGCTGGATTAAATGATAGTAAGTGGGAATAATACATAAAAGGATAATATACAATGGAAATATTCAGTAAGTATGATATAGATAATGATGGTAAATTAACCAAGACAGAAATTGATCGCCGTGAACGTATAATGAACATCGAACTTAAAGAAGAGAAACTTGATTCACAAAAGAAAATGGCATGGCTCTCAATGTTCGGTATGATTGTATTCACCGGGGTGTTGTTTACACCCTTCGTATCAGTAGAACGTGTTGATGCATTAGGTGATCTACTTGGTTTGTTTTACATGGGACAAGCCTCTGTAGTAGGAGCTTATATGGGATTCACGGCATACATGAATCGATAGGCATAAAAAAGGGGTCAATTAAGACCCCTTTCTATGTAATACTAAAGATGAACTTTAGATATACATAACTAACCCTCTTGGGCTAACTTAGCAAAGTATGATAACGTATCATCAGTAGAAGCCGCCGCAGCTACTTCAGGTGTTGACACAGGTGCTGCAACTTCATCCAACTCAACTGACTCTGCTGTATTTCTTGGAATTGTTGTTCCTAATACACGTGCCAATTTAGTCTTTAACTCATCATAGGTTTTATACTGTGACTCACCGTTAAATTCTTGAAGTGAATATAATGAATTATAAACACCTTCCAACTTAACATCATCACCACCTAAGAATTCAGATACATCACCGAACTCAGAACGATCATAATTACGATAACCCTCAACTTTACGAATCTTCAACTTAAAATCAGCACCACCCCAAAAATCAAATGGGTTAACTGGTACATCATCAGGAAACTCAGGCTGCATTGCCTCTGTTAACTTGTCAAAGATCTTCTTACCATATACATACATAAAAGTCTTACCTTCATTGGCAGGATTTGCGGAATCAGATACTATATAGATATTAGACACATAATGAAGACGGCGCTTACGAGTACGAACTAACTCTTTATCAGAATCAAGTCCAGAGTTCCAAAGAACCGTATTAGCTTCAGACACAGGATCTTGCTGCCCCAATGAAGTTAATGAACGTTCGATGTACCATAATCCGCCTGGCCCTTGAAATCCATGATCCCAATAGCGCATCCATGGAACATCTTGTCCTTCAGCTGCAGGTAAGAAACGAAATACTGCATAACCATTACCTGACTTGTCAACAGTAGGTTTCCAGTACTTATCGGCATCCTTATCCCAATCATTATTTTTATTACCAGATGCGGATTCAGCTGCTTTAACTAAACCATCAATCTGGGCTTTTCTGTTCTTTTTCATTGCTGAAAATGACATATATTACTCCTTTCGTATTTAAATTATATTACAATGTGTGTCAAATTTTAAAGAAGATAAGACGAACTTCTATTTCTATACTATGTATTATACACTATTTCCATGGAAATGTCAAGTAATTATTACAAGATTTTCCATATGAAATGTACCTCCACCACCTTTCTTTTCTGGAAATTTAATATGAGCTAGTTCAGATGATATAATATCATTAATAATACCTGGGTCAGTAGTCTTAAATTGATGTTCATCATATTTAACACGAACTTTGGTTCCTACCCCAACTTTCCATTTCTCAAAGAATTCACGGTATATCTGAATACGTTCTTTTTCTCTTGCTATTCTATCTTTATCGTTGTTCATGTACGGTATATTCATAGTTCACTCGAATGTGTTTAAAACCACATCTTTATATTTAGTAATATCAGGAATTGGCATTAAGTCTGAGTATCGTTTTACTCTATGGGCTAATGATTTATATACAGCATAATCTTCATATTCTTTTTCTGAATTTTCAACAAATCCTGTAAGCTTGTTTAAGATAACAATTGACTCAAGTGCAGGTGATGTTTCCTTCAGGATATTAGGTATATTAATCTTCTTACCATATTTGGTATTTCTGTGGTTTGTATCATCATCTTTATCAAATTCATATTGTAGCCAAACGTCTAACCTAACATCAATTTCAGACAATCTAAACATATCCTCTTTGAATGTATATAGTAAGGACTCATGAACCTTATTATGTTTATCATAGTTCTGAGATGTCATATCCCCAACCCAATTGATACCTTCTAAGAAGTTATAGATATAAAACTCTTTAATGGTTTTAGGATGATGTTTAATAGGATAATTATATTTAACCTTATCTTTTCTTTTAAAAAATGCTTTAGGTGTAACAGATGTTTTAAAGTTATACCTAACTGCATTATACTCATTCTCAGAGTCAAAATGTAGTTTTAGTGCTTGATACATCCTAAAGGAATTGAATACCTCCTCTGATGAAAATATTTTCATATCGGTAGCTTGTTACCAGTAGATTGTATTAATTTAAGATTAGAGGCATAAGCTTCGAACTTATACTTTAAGGGTTTAGACATATACCTAGATGCATCTGAGGGATCAATATTATTGCCTTCACATATCATTAGAATAGCATCTATTAGATCCCCACCATTTGTAACAACTAGCTTCTCTACTAATTGTGTAAACTTCTTCTGATTGATCTGTTTTGATTTAAGTTCCGCTTCAATTACATTAGTCATTAATATACCTTTAAGATAATAGTAGAGTTATTTAGTCTACCTGACCCTTTTGTTCTAACAGTTTTAGCCATGGTAGTGAATCTGATAATCCATTGACCCTTTCTCATAGAGGTTAAGAGTTTAACCTGTTCTTCAGGTTTTCTTAAACGTCTTTGTTCAGAAAAGTCAAAACCTTTTAATGTACTCCCTCCAACAGTCATTCCATCAAGAGACGTATAATAACTAAGCATCTTAGTTGCTGTATTATATAACCAAACTTCTTTGGCTCCTATTAACTTTTCAGGATCAACAGATTTAAGTTTAAGTTCAGGGAAAGTCTTAGCATACTTTACTTTAGAAACAACTTTAGAAGCAGGTACTAATTTCTTCTTCCGTGTAGGTGTAACAGCTACTTTATACTTTTCAAGTGAGTCAATCATCACATCAAAGAACTTAATAACCTTATTTTTCTGTGGTGTAGTATAGGTTGAGTAACCCTCTTTCATGATATCTACAGTCTTAGACAATACATACTCGTTACGAACCTCTGATGCCCACATAATAAGAGGCTGAACATAAGATGCCTTGACACCTGAATCCGCTAGATACTTTTCTGTATTAAACTTCATCTTGTAATCAGATTCAATAAAGTTCTCAAACACGTTATCTAGTCCAGTGATATAATCATTGAGTTTAATAGCTGTACGTTCTTGAATTGTTATAACTTTAGTAGTAGTAACAGGTACAACAACTTTAGTATCTAATCGCTGTACCCAATTATCCATCCATTCTTTAAGTTTATCATCAGCAAGACCTCTAGTAATTAAACGTGCTACAGCCCCTGCGGTTTGTTGTGATACTCTTGGTGTTAATGCCTTATCAGATTTAATCTCTTTAAGATATGCATTAAGATATTTAACAACAGTCTTAGAATCAGACATAGTGTTATACCAATTCAATGCTCCGATCAACTCTGATTGTGAATACGCTGCTCCTAGTTCAGGTTCAATTGAATCTGTAGCCCACTTTGCTCTTACTTTTGTTTTACTCATAATATGGATTCCTCAATAAACTAACTTATACATACATTATACTATATATTACATCAGATGTCAAGTACTGATTTGATTTTACCACATACTATTTCTTCAGCTGTATAACGAAGTGCTGTAAACTTAGTAACATTCTCGGATTTAAAGCTCCTCCATCCCTCAGCTTTGATATCCCATACAGATATATTAGTACTCTCTTTATTCACTTTACCAGTGCCCTTAGGGCGGTTATCTACAGGAATAACATCAATATCTGTAGTACAGGTCATAATACGTTCATCTCCATTAATCTTAGTGAATGTAACCTCACATAGACCTTGAGACAGCTCGTACTTCATTGAATCATAGTGAGTTCTTAATGCTGTTGCTTCTTCCATTTTAATGTCCTCCAGGTGATATCATATATTCAGGATATTCATCATCTGCATTAGCATAGAACATATACTGCATAGAATCCCAGCGAAGTGTTCCGTACTTTTTAATAAAATCTTCTTTAGGTAGATCCATAAAATCTTGACCCATTACTTCCTCTCTTGTTGCTTCACGAACTTTATTCATCTTTACCCTCCTCATAGGCATCCATAATAGATACTTCTTCAGTGATTTCATTTGCGTCATTTGTACCATCAAACGAGCTATCATAATCAGCATTAAAATCAGCATAAGCAGATAAATTATCAATATCCTTTTCAGTCATCTCGTGCTTTTGTTTACGTTTAAGAGCTGCTCCTGCTTTAACACCTTTAGCCTTTAATACTTTCTTACGTGATATATTCTCAGCAATTTCTTTAATGACTTCATATCTGTCATCGTTAACACCGCCTAATTTTTTAATTTTCTTAATGCTCATTATGCATCCTCTAGTATTTCTAAGTTTTCGAAATGATATGTTGATGTTTTACCTCCTCTCCTCTCTTTTCCCC